TGGCAGTAACCTAGACAGTGCTGGAAATATATTGAGTTGGGAAAGTGTGTTTGAACCATTTGGTGAATTCAGAGATGATGTGAGTCAAATTAGATTGAAACAAACAAATGACCCCGGAGATACCACCGGAGACGTAGTAGGAACAATAACTGTGAACACCAGTAATAAAAACCTACTAGATATTGTATTGGATAATTCAACAACACCCAGCAATACACAAGATCCTGTAGATGCAGTCATTGATCCAGAGTTAAGTTATCCAGGTGATGGAACACTTACTGCGGCAAACACAGGTGATAGGTATTTGATTCTAAAAGATTTGCCCACAGGTGTTGAATGGGCTGGCGCTACTGCCAGTGCTAACGATATAATACAGTACGACGGTGCTGCATGGAACGTTGTATTTGATGCCAGTGCAATCACCAGTATAGAATATACTACAAACACAACTACACTAGACAGTTTAAAATGGACAGGATCGCAGTGGATTAACAGTTTTGAAGGAACTTACAATCCAGGATTTTGGCGACTATACCTATAATGATACAAGCAAGCGGATGTTGTTTTCTAGCCCTCGATACGGGCAGAGTAATGCTACAACAAAGAAGTAAAAATTCAAGTCATCCACTCAAGTGGAGTTTTTGGGGAGGCAAAGCCAAACGCAAAGAACGTCCAATAGAAACACTGCTCAGAGAATGCAAAGAAGAAATTGGTATACTTCCAGATATTGAAAAAGTTTATCCACTGCACACGTTCTTAAGTGACGATAAAAAGTTTACATACAATGCTTTTTGTGTTACAGTGTTTGAGGAGTTTATACCCAACTGCAATCATGAAAGCAGTGGTTATGCTTGGGTTGAATTAGGTTGTTGGCCTAAACCTTTACACAGAGGTGCATACCTTGTGCTAAACAACAGAGAAATAACAGACAAAATACAAACTATATACGAGCGTCAAAAAGACAAATTAGATTTACCAAATTGGTTGGATAGTTTTTAATTAATAGTTATATATATCGTTGTCAGTGAGTTGAGGTGTTGGAGTATCACCAGGCGATGTATAAGGTGTTGGCCATACAATGTGCCAAGGACTTTCAACGTCTTGTTGTGGAACGTTTCTCAAAGCCTGCGCATATGTATCTAAAGCAACTATATCATCTGTAGGAGTAGATTCCGAAGAGATTTCATCTTCATATCTGTCAAATTTAGTTTGAATATCCTGTAGAAGTTGATCACGGTATTCTCGTATCCTTTTCCACTCTTCTGCTATTTCTTGTTCATTTTTGTCAATAATTTGCCATTGACCGATTGAATAATTCCAAGTTATTTTTTGAGGCAAATTTCCATACAATTCTAAAGAAGAGTACACATACTGTTTATAATCATTATCTATTGTTGGTTTGTCTGAGGCTATAATCCATCCAGCATCTAATAATTCCTCTTCAGTGAAAGTTTTGTTGTCTGTTCTAGTAGATCCGTCACTCATCCTAATTCTATTAGGAAGCAAAGTAGGATAATCTCCATTCAATGAATATAATTTTGTTAAATCTACCATGTTAATTTCCTTATAAATCCAATTTGGGCATTAAGTTTTCGATTGTTCTAGGATCTACTATAGGATCAGACATAACTATATTGTTTAATGAAGTTATATATTCGTTAATTGTTTCGATTGTATCAACATCGTCTGTTGGATCTAATCCCAATCTAACCTCTGATTTATACCTTTCGACTCTCCACTCTACTTCTTGCAACTTAGTATTTTTTTGTAGCATAATTTCATCCCAAAGTTCTCTATGATGATTATCTATTTCCTCTTGCGTAAAAGCAACTATATCAAACGATGTTCCATTCCATTCTAGCCTTTCATATTCTTGAAAACCTACAGCTTCAACTATCGAATATCCCGCATCAGCAATTTCCTCATCTGTAAAGGTTGAAGGATCAGTTCGTGTGCTTCCATCAGATAAACGTATTCTATAAGGAAGAGTTGTTGGATATGCGCCATTTAGTGAATACAACATTATGCTATTCCTATCCATAAAGCCTCATCGGGATTCTGCGGAATGGTTGATCTGCCTGTTAGTGCATGAGCAATTCTTATTTTTTCCCCTCCTGAAAATGTGTAAGCTGGAGATCTACAAAAGACAGTAGTATTTAAACCTGACCCGCTGGTTTCACGAAACATATAATAAGTACCCGAACTTTGGGATATAGTACCATTCCCAACAGTCATTGCAACAGTAGGCGTTGCAATTCCATCTGCGGCGCCAGTATAAGAAGAACCTGTTCCTGTCGACCAACTAAACCGACTAACATTTGTGGTTGTACTAATCGATGTATAAGAATATCCTGAAACTGTACTAGGAGTTACAGGCAAACCTGTTGTTTGGGCTGCGCTCTGAGCAGTATATGTTTGCCACCCACTGCCACTACCTCCTGTACTAGTATTAAAGACCCATGTTTGTAGAAGTGTGTTACTAGAACTTAAAATTTGAACACAAGCTATAGGAGCATCATTAATATATGTAGTTGTAGCTGTAGCTTTGTGTCCTAAATAAATTCTTCCTGATCCAGTAAATGCCGACTGTTGAACTTCTGCCACATCATATGGACCAGTATAGTCTGCGGTATTCCCCATATATATATCACTATTAATATGCCTGTTACTGTATTCATAAAAACTAGAAGTTATGTCTATACCTGGAGTTGGTTCAGGTGTACCTGTACTAGTATCATTTATGCTGACCGAAGAACTTATGCCAATTTGTGTGCCATTGGTTGGGTGGTTTACCCTCAATTGAAAACTTTCTCCTTGCCCTGTCTCTGTGTATCCATCACTGGTTGCTGTTATTGCTACTGTTCCTGAACTGCCGCTAATAGAAACTGTACCTGAAGTCACATTAACATCCGTTTCTTCTGTGTTTGCGCCTAATACAACTTCCCAAGGTAATACACCCGAAGTAAAGTTTGTTGTTGAAACAGTAAAGGTCACACTACTGCCTTCGTTTACACTACTAACACTTGGTGTGACAGTTGCAGTAGGAGTTATAGAAGTGTCATTTACATTGGTCAAAACTCTAGCAATGTATCTTGAAGAAATTTGAGTGAGAGCATTGAATGCAACACCTATGTAAACACTTTCTGTACCTTCAGTTGTATAATCAGCTGAGAGTGTAGGACCGTTAATTTGAACTGTTCCGCTACCAGTAGGTAATGTTACTGATCCACTATCGTTGGTACCAACAAGATCAGCACTTGTGATTGATCCACCACTAGGAGCACGAGTATCAGGAGTACAAGCCCAATACAGTGTTTCAGAATTTTCTGCATTAAAGTTACTGTAGGTAAGAGTCCAAGTCATTTGATTACCTTCATTATAACTTGTACTATTAGGAGCAATACTAAATGATGCTTGTCTTATTGTACAGAGTTTTTCATAGACAATTCCACTAGTACTAGCTGATAGTCTTACTGTAAATGTATCACCGTCATTGGTTATTCCTGCACCTGTGGCAGCTTTAAAGACATTGGTAAAAGTAAAAACTGCTAATCCGGTACTAGTATTGGGAATTACCGCTGTTGATGTGCCCGTACTATCATAAAAGTCAGCACTAACTGCTGTTCCATTGAATACAATACTGATAGTAAAAGTTTGCTGAGAAAAATAGCCTTCCAAATTGAATGTAATATCTTTGTTTTCGCCGCCGTAAAAATCAGCATTGGTGTCTAATTCACTAGTAACAAACAGTGTTGCCGGATATGCCAGATTATTGTTCTTTCGATTGTATATATCGTATAGTTCACCCACACCAGCACCATCCTCATAAGTTGTGGTTTTTGTACTACCAAGATATCTAAAATTTCTTACTGGCATTTTTTAAATCCTTTATCAAACTGTATAGGTTTGTACTGTTCCTGTATAATTAAATGTGCTATCTAGTACGCCGTTTTTATAAACTTCTACATAGCCATTTAGAGAAGCTTGTTGAATTGTCGGAGCAGTATTACTGGTGTTACTGTTAGGGGAAAGAAATCCTCCACTTCCTGTGTGACCGCCTTGAGTAAGTGTAGCACTAGTTAAAGCAGAGAGATTGGCTGTGCCTGTGAATCCTATATAACCAGAACCACCGCCGCCACCGGCAGAATTTTCACCGGTGCCGCCGCCATACCAGCCACCGCCACCACCGCCTGTTAAGTTTAGGGTTGAGTAGCCGCCGAGACCAAAGCTGCCTCCGATGCTGCCGCTGTTATAAGGAGCGCCTCCTGCGGTCTGAGTTCCGCCGAGACCTCCTGTTCGATTGCTGTATTGTGTACTTGAGGCAGGTTGTTCCCCATTAGTACCGCCGCCAGCGCCGCCATGAGAACAATTGCCGCCTCCGCCACCGCCGCCTGCCACAAGGATAACATTTCCTTGTGTGTTCACTTGAGATGTCAGGACACCTGTATTAGTAGCAACATGAGTGGCGCCTCCACCTGAACCTCCATAATAACCTGATGAACCTCTGCCGCCTCCATTGTATGTGTTAGGTGGCACCGCAGTTACTCCTTGTATAACTGTACCTGCTTCTCCTACTACAATGTAAAATGTTTCTCCAGGAGAAACACTAGTTAATGTTCCTTGTGCATAACCTCCGTCGCCGCCTTTAGCAAGAGGAGTTTGGCCAGTTCCTGAATAATTATTTCCTGGGCCGCCGCCTGCTCCATAAGCTCTGAATTCTATATTAAAAGTTCCCAAAACACTGATATTTGTACTAACTCCATTACTAGCAGTAATTGTACCTGATTGGTTGCTAGATACACCTGAAGTTGTAAAATTTTGATATCCGTAACCGTTTGTTACAGTTATAGTACCACTAGTAGGTGAAATATAGCTAGCAGCGGCACCAGTTACGCTGAAGGTTACACTACCACTAGCCAGATCATTGTCAAAAACTTCCCATTTTAGATTAGATGTGTTTTGTGGTATTTCCCAAGTACTAGGTGTACCTGAGGCAGTATCATGTTCTGTGGCATTGTTTATAGGAAATGTTGATACATCTGAATACTGTTCAAAATCAATAATAAACTGTACTTTTCCTACTCCATTATCGTTTACTTTGCCATACAAAGAATGTATTTGTGTACCGGTATTTTCTAACCACAATGGTGTACTTTCATCTATCACAGTAGCAGTCAAGCCAATATCTGTAGTATCAAAACTTACAGGTATATTTTCCGCTATAGCAAAGTAAGATGTGCCGTTGTATCCATATAAACTTATTTTCACATCTGATGCTGTATCGTCTACTAGATGTACTCTCACATTTTCAATTTTAGATAATAAATTAAGATTAGTACTTTTAAAAATCAAGTGTCCGTAATCTCCAACAACTGATCCTGCTGGGAAAACCATTAAACTATTTTTTTGTACATTTGCTGGAGAAGAAATATTTATTGGCATTATACTGTTCCTACACTAAATCCAAAATGAGTAAGACTTAAAGAATCCCATGCGCTGCGTTTTCCATTACCGCTAGTAACAGCACCACCCGAGCTCCAAACATTGACGTTATTTTTATCTTGACCTGTACTTGTGTTTGGACCACCTGCTGTCATTTCCCACAGTAAAATCCATTGCCCGCCAAATCCCCAAATTCTAGCTTTGCTAACAGTAGCACCGTTTGTTGCAGCATCTGATGTATTTTCGCCTAGTATCCAAGCATTTCCTGCATTGTTTGAAAAACCATCAAAATCTCCCAATTGACCTTTAAAGTAAAAAACAACCCAGTCACCGCTGTCCGAACTGCCGTCTCCTTTGATTACATCAACAACGCCGCTATCAAAATAATTGTTTGTATTAATAGGTGTAGCCTCAGCTGGTACGTCTGGATCAAATCCGCCGGGCCAACTTCCACTATTGGTATTACTACTAGATTGATTTACGCCAAAACTGGTTATGTAATTGAGCATGGTTCTAGGTCCACTCGGCATGGCAAAATATGTAAAGGCAGTGGCACTTGTAGCCACAATTGGTCCATAATCAGTTACGCTACCGTCGCCAAACATTCTAGCAACATCAGTAACTGAAGCTGCTTCTGCGTTTCTCCCTATTCTGTTGCCTGTACTGTGATAATAATTTGCCAATTAATTTATTTCCTCCCAAGAAGCTGTAGCAACCAAATCACTGCTTGCACTTGCAAGTAACCTTATGCTATCATTTTCTTCTAAATAAATTTGATTGTCTCTGGATATTGCTACCAAAGATGCATCTGCAGGAACAGGAACAGTGTTTAACAACTTGTATGCTGTGCCGCTTTTGAGTAATTCTACTGTTACATCTGCTGATGCTGAGCCGTCTACATTAGCAATCATCAGTGTGTTTATTTTGTAAAGTTTTCCAGAACTAGCAGCATTAAACTATTG